TGTGCATCATCGTGAGCGTTTTTTCCCTCTCTTTGATACTTTACCATTGAATCGTAGAAATCAGGAAATCTGTCTTTCCAATTAGTCGGAAAGTAGATGTGTTCCATTACCCAAGTGCTGTTTGATAATATTCTCGCATTCTTATTTTGCGACTGATGAAAAGGTCGGATATTACAATAATTACTATGGTATTTTTCCTCAATTATCCTTTTTACACTTCGAGCAAATCCCCTGCCACCGTTGTTACTTTCAATATCGGCATTTCTGACCTTATTATCAATAAGTATTTTGGCCGTCGCCGGCTCGGTTATTTCCATACCGTCCTTAGTATATAAAATATCAAGGATATATGCTTCTTTGTTGTAGACACCGTAACATATACTGCATAGGTAGTCACTACCCTCATCAGCTGTATCGGTATAGTTTCGTATATCCGTAAACAATGGCTTGCCTATGCCGTCAAGTGGCAGTTTATCGTAAGTTTTAAAGTTACTGTATAATCTGCCTTTAATATCGATAGGCTCTTGCTGATAGTTAGCTGATGCAATGTCAGCACCCATTGCTTTTATCTTATTTTCATATGATTTAAGCGACAGCACCTCAGGACAAAGCATTGTGCCGTCATCCTGTTTTGCCTTATATGATATATGTCTTACCTTAACACCGATATTTTGGTAATGTTCTAAAGCTCTGCCTGCAAGGTCAAGACTGTGCCACCTTGTCATTACAATAATGATTTTGCCGTGTTCTTCAAGTCTCGAAAGCATTGTATTAGTAAACCATTGCCAATGTTTTTCAAGCACATCTGCGTTATATGCTTCCATAGATGATTTAATTAAGTCATCTATAATCATAATTGATGCGCCGAAGCCTGTCGCTGTACCTGTCGGCGAAGTCGCAAGATAGTTGTTATATCCGTTTTCAAGCGACCACATATTCATAGCACCGTCGCCTTTTTTGATTTTCACATTAGGAAATATATCGGAATATACGATTTTTGTGTCATCGCCTTTTTCCTCAGCTATCGTATCTCTTACGTTTTTAGAAAAGTTTGTTGAAAGCGTTTCATTATATGAGCCTGTCATTATTTTTTCGCTTTGATTTTGACCGAGCACCCACTCAACAAAACAACCTATCGTTCTTGACTTGCCGTGACGAGGCGGCATATTAACTATAAACACCTCATCATCGGAATTATAAAAATCTTGAAGTTGATTGCAGAAGTCAACAAGAAATAAGCGATTAGGCTTATAAAAGTCACTTGCTTTTTGATTGCAATATGCAAAGAATGATTTTCTTGCATTTCGTATTTTAAGCTCATTTTTGAGCTTTAAAAGTTCTTCAAGTGAATTTAACTTTTCTGCATTATTCATTTGTAATGCCAAGTTCTTTCTCAATGCTTGCAATCTTTTTTTCAAGTTCTTCATCCGTCATTTCTGCAACTGCATTTACTTTTCCGTTTAAAGTAACATCCTTTCTGTCACTCCATGCATCAGGCTTACGGTTTTTAAGCCAAAAGATTTGGGCGGTTGTATCAGGTGGTACATATCGTTCGGTTTTCTTTACCGGCTTAAGTTCATACTCGCCTGTATCAGCATTTTTCACTCGCTCATATATAATATCAACTACCCTAAAACCTAATGCCTTTTTAAACAAAGCATTTTCAACTTGAATGTCGGCGACCTCCTTATTAACTTTTAAGGAGTAGGAAATGTCGGGGAATTTCTTTTTCCATTGTATCAAAGTATCTCTACATATTCCCATATTATGAGCGATTTGTTCATCGGTCAAACCGTTTCTTGCCCATCCACCGATTTGGAGCAAGCCCTCATCGGTCAGCCAATATTCATATTTACCTTTTGCCATAAAGCTTACTCCTTTCGCTTATTCTATAGTCAAAGCCAAGCCGTCCGCAATAATCACAACTTGTTTTACATTTTGTCTTAATGCTTTTCAGCTTATAGCCTGCACTTTCATAATTTTGCTTACACTTATAGCAAAGTGTCCTTACATTTTCATCCTTTCCCATTTAATCACTCGCATAAAAATAAGCAGTGAGTATATTTCAACTCACTGCTTTAAGGGGATTTATATAATTTTATAAGTATATAATATCACAAAGCTATCGTTCGATTCTATTCTTTTTGTTCGGATTTTGCTATTTTCCAAAATATTTTTTCAGTCTTTCGTAAATAGTAGATTTTGAATAATTAAGAATTTTAGCAGTTTCGTCATAGCTTTTGCCAAAACAACAATGTTGAATAACAATAGCCTTTACCACCTCGTTATCAATACTGTTTATGTAATCGTTCAGAGCTTTCAGCTTTTCGCAAAGCCGTTTATACTCGTCTTTAATAAACTGATTGATTTCAAGCATTTCAAACGCTGTATCGGCAGTGCTGTCGGCTATATCGAAACTCTGGACATTCCCTTTTGTTGTATCAACGCCTTTAATGAATGAGGGTATATACTCATGGCGAAACGATTGTATTTGATTAGCTATAACCGAATACTCTTCAAGCTCTTTAAGTGTCATTGCTTACCACCTCATCCATTCTCGCACCGCAGGTAGGACAATAATTATATTTATTCTCTTTAGGGCTTCCGCAAAAAATCACAAATTCTTCTTTTGGACGCTGAATTACACCGTTTTTTTCACCAAAATAAGCGGGTCGTTTTCTATGAGCGTGTCGCTCTGTGTTGTTATTTATGAAAAATTCTTTTAGAAAATCACTAATAACATCAAGACTGCCTGATGAAAAACCTTGATGAATTTCACCGTCAGTTTCATCAAAATATAGAATTGAATAATAGTTTTTACCGTCCACTTTTTTACTTACAAGTTTTTTGAATTTGTGCATTATTTTACCCCCCTCGCCATTTTGCAGTCGCATTTCTTTACCTCACTCCAATCTATTGCCTGTCCGCAGTTACCACAATAATTTGTGAAAGTTCCGTCCACAACTTTGCCACAAGATTTACAATAAATTTCTTTAATTTCAACTCGTTGGTCTATTTGTGACATTTCGCCGCAACGCTTGCAAGTGTAGTTTCTAAAACCGCCCCTAATCCTATTAACGATTTTAGCTTTTTTAGGTATCTGCTTTTCAAGAGAATTTTTTGCTTTTTCTAACCAATCAAAATCATAACTTATTAATTGGTAATCTAATGTTTCATCGTAATTACAATCAGAAGATAAAACTTCATCAATACAATTAATCGCTTCCTGTGGTGTCATTCTTCTACCTCACTTTTAAGCCAATTTGCGAATCCTAATCTACGATATGTACAATAACAATCAGTCATAATAAACACCCTACCTCTTTAAACGCTTTGTATATTTTCGGTATTTGTATAGCAAGCCAATCAACCATTTCTTCATTCATTGCCCATTGCTCAACATCATTTGAATTAACCCACAAACCACTTTCGTAAAAAAATGCGTGTATTATTTCGTGCCTTGTGACTTTATGCTGATAAGATGTAAGGTCCTTTATATTTCCATCGCAATCTTTAATTGTGCCTACATCTAATATTACAAGCTTCTTGATTGATGTATCTGTGTAACCGTCTACTTGCCTTAATCTCGGATAATCTTCTTCATTTCCGATTATAATTTCGTAATCAGTTCCTAATATATTTACTTTCATTCTTTCACCTCATTTCAGATATTCAGGTGTTTCAAAGCTCATTTGCAATGGGTTATCGCCGACCCACCACATCATTACATCTTCGGGAGTATTCCAACCTACCGAATTATCAAGCCCTGCTGCCTCTCTTGCTTTAAGCATTCGTCTGAACGCTCGCAAATAGTTATCTCGATACTTTGGGTAGCGTATAAAATCAGCTTTCATACCTTTACCGTTTTGCATAGGGCAACCGATACATCCAATACGCTTATCGCCACATTGATATAATGGATTTGACTTACATCCATAGTGATGCAGAAATTCCCACACATCCTCGTCAGTCCAATCAATGATAGGGTTTACAAGCGTTGAGGTTGTCCTATAACACCGCTCAACCATTCGGCGACTTTCGTCATTATCGGTGTTAAGAATTATTCCACCTTTTGAGTTCTGCTCATATTCCGCTTGTAATTCTTCTGCAAGCTTAATTGTTGTTTTAGGCTTACCGATTAACTTAACAACGCCACCATTTTGCTTTCTGCTTGCGCTTTCAGCCCAACGAACGCCTGTAACCTTAATTCGTCCTTTACCGCCTTTTTCTTTCAATTCGGCACAACAATAACGAATACGCCTTGTAGGCGGTATTTTCTTTTTCTCAATCAACTGCCACATTGAGTATTGAGGAGTGACAACTTGAACATTCGGTATTGACTTGATATATCTGACTGTTTCAGGTGCGTCAACGGTTGTAAGGTTATGTACTATATCGTGTTTTACTCCTGCAAGGTCAGCAAGAATACGAATGCAGTCGCTGTCTTTACCGCCGCTGTAACACAAATAATACGGTTCGTCAGCAGGCTCAAACGCT